TGAATCGCGCAAGGACACAAGCGCGAGAAGAGCTGGGCGGCGTGATGGGTCGCGGTACGAGAAAGGCTGATCCGGCGGCAGTTGAAGCGCGTGCGCAAGAGATATTTGAGAACGCGCAGGCGGCATCGGCAGCGGCGGCAGCGGCAGCGACTGCTACGCAACCCCCTGCCAATCAAATCTTGCCAACAGGGGGCGGCTTAGCGGGGGAAACTGACCCCTTAAAAGGCCTAAAAAGCCAAGTGCAAGCCCTTAAAGATAAAGTTGCGATTGAAAAACAAACCACGCCGGAAATGCAGCGGCAGCAAGAACTTATCAATGACATCGCTGCTTTAACTAGAATCAGAACAGAAGATAATGCTGTTTTAGTTGATGAAGCCATCAAGTTGACAGGTGAGTTGTTCCATCAGGAAGAGCAAACACGAAAGAATAAAGCAGAGGAGAAAAGGAGGGCAAAGGCTGCGCAAGATGCGTTGAAAGCGCAGCAAGCTGAAGCACGACGGCTTGAACAACTTTTTGGCGGCATCGGGCAAACAATCAGCGCCGGAATTGTTGACACTTTGAGGCAGGCGAAGAGCGCGTCTGAAGCACTGTCAGGCGTTTTGAACAATGTTGCAAACCAGCTTCTGACCCTTGGCGTCAACACTCTGCTCAAAACTGCATTCCCAGGAAGCAGCTTGTTTTCAGGCTTGCTTGGTTTTGCAAATGGTGGCCGTCCGCCTGTTGGCCGCCCGTCTGTGGTTGGTGAGCGTGGTCCTGAGCTGTTTGTTCCTGACCGTGCTGGCACGATCTTGCCAAACGGCGTCGGCATGGGCGGCACGACGATCACTGTCAACGTTGACGCCTCAGAAACGTCTGCTGATGGCAGTAGCGGCCAAGGCGCTCAACTTGGCAAGGCCATCGGGTTGGCAGTACAACAGGAACTGCTGAAACAGAAACGGCCTGGAGGCCTTCTCGCTTCTGTCTAATGGCTACTTTCCCGTCAATCACGCCCACATACGGCATCCAAAAACGCAGCCGTCCCGTAACGCGATCTGTGCGCTTCGGGGATGGATTTGAACTCAGACTTAAATATGGCTTGAACCAAAACCCCAAGGTCTTTCAGTTGACCTTTGAGGTTTCAGAAACTGATGCAGACACGATCGAAACTTTCCTTGATGCCCGTGCTGATGATTCAGCATCGTTTGATTTCACTCCGCCAGGTGAGGGCAGCGCATCTAAGTTCGTTTGTGAGAGCTGGAGCAAATCAATCCCATACCTGAACCGCGCCACAATCAACGCAACGTTCCGCGAAGTCTTTGAACCGTAATGGCAGCAGTAGCAGCTTGGGCAGCCAGCACCGCCTTTTCTGTTGGTGATATACGCAGGGCCACCACAAGCCAAGCCAGTGGCCTGTGGTTTCGCTGCACAACAGCTGGAACCTCTGCCAGCAGTGAGCCGAGCTGGCCGACAGACATCGGCAGCACAATCACTGATAACACTGTTGTTTGGACTGCGATCAGCAGCGTCTATGAGGACGTTTCTGTTCTTGCGCCTAGCGCAATTATTGAGCTGTTTGAGCTGCAGCTAGACAACACGCTGCACGGCAGTACAGACGTTTATCGGTTTCACGCTGGCAGCAATGCCAACGTGACAGGCAACATCGTTTTTGATGGCAACGCCTACACCCGCTTCCCTGTTCAGGCTGATGGCTTTGAAATGCGTTCTGGTGGCACGCTCCCCCAGCCAACGCTAAGCATTGCCAACCTTGACGGGACGATGACCACGCTGCTGGCGCTGGTCAACGCCACAACAACGGGCAACGATCTGACGGGCGCGACGGTCAAACGGATCCGCACCTTGAAGCGTTACCTGGACGGTGAATCAACAGCGGACCCAAACGCTAGGTTTCCCACGGAGATCTGGCGCATCAACCGCAAGGCAACAGAGACCCGCGACGTTGTCACCTTCGAGCTTGCCAGTGAGTTTGACCTTGTCGGGCAGAAATTGCCTAAGCGGCAGATTGTGGCTAACACCTGCCAATGGATCTACAGGAGCAGCGAGTGCAGCTACACCGGCAGCAACTACTTTGACGTGAACGGCAATAGCGTCAGCACGCTGGCTCAGGATGTGTGCGGCAAGCGTCTTGCATCTTGCAAGCTGCGGTTCGGTGAAAACGGAACGCTGCCGTTTGGATCCTTCCCTGGAGCTGGACTGACGCGATGAAGCTGACTGCCACGATGCAGGCGGAAATCCTGCAGCACGCTAAGGATGAGTTTCCTAAGGAAGCCTGCGGCTTAGTTGCTGTTGTGAAGGGCAGGCGTCGTTACTTCCCCTGTCGCAACATTGCCCAGACACCGGATGAGCATTTTGTGCTCGACGGCTGGCATGAGGTGGAGGACAAAGGCGAGGTGGTGGCGATTTGCCACAGCCACCCTGTAACGAACCCTAGGCCGTCAGAGGCTGACCGTGTTGCCTGTGAAAAATCCGGCCTGCCTTGGTTCATCGTCAATCCAAAGACTGAGGCATGGGGCTACTGCGAGCCAGACGGGTTTGAGCTGAAATATGTCGGGCGTGAGTTCGTTCACGGGATTGTGGACTGCTACACGTTGGTGCGTGACTTCTTTCAGCGTGAATATGGCATCACATTGAGGGACTATCACCGACGCGATCAGTGGTGGCACAACGGGGAAAACATGTATGTGGAGAACTTCGCTAAGGAAGGGTTTTCACGGGTGCCGATTGAACAGCTGCAGCGCGGTGACCTGCTGCTGATGAACCTGCAGTCACCTGTCCCAAACCACGCTGCGATCTACCTTGGCGAGCAGCAGATTTTGCATCATGTGCAGGGCCGCTTGAGTTCTAGGGATTTACTGGGTGGCTATTATTTGAAGGCCACAGACCGGGCGATACGTCATGAAAGTCGTTAAGGTCTACGGCGCTCTGCGGAAGCGATTAGGGCAGTGCCGGTTTGAGCTGAACGTGGCTACCCCTGCCCAGGCGATCAAGGCTCTGTGCGTCAATTTTCCCGGCCTAGACAAGTGGCTCATTGATAGCGAGCAGGATGGCGTTGCTTATCGGGTAAGGGTTGGCAAGGAAGAGGCGACACCTAATGATGTGAGCGTGCTGGGCCTGCCTTGGTCAGAGCGTGAGGTCTTCAGCATCACGCCTGTTGTTGCTGGCGCTGGCCGTGGTTTTGGCAGCTTCTTGCTTGGTGGTTTATTGATTGGTGCGTCGTTCCTGTTTCCTGGTGCGGGCTTGTTTGGTACGACGGGGCTTTTTGGCGCAGGCGGCGCAGGTGTTGTTGGTGTTTCATCTTCAGCTGTTTTGACAGCAACAACTGTCGGCACGGCGTTGTCAGCGGTTGGTGCATCCTTGGTTTTGGGTGGTGTTTCTCAAATGATTTCGCCCACGCCACCTTCAGGGCTTGAGCTTAAAGAGGCCAACCGGATTCAAAACTTCAGCTTCAGCGGAATCACCAACACCAGCCAGCAAGGCTTGGCGGTGCCTATAGCGTACGGGCGGGTTGTTATTGGCTCAGCTGTGATTAGCAGCGGTTTTGATGTTGATCACTCTGCCAAGGAAACTATTGATCCGCGCTTGGTCGGCTTGCCATTCAGTATGCGTAAGAAGTACGGCATGATATTTGAAGTCACAGACGCCGTTGGATTTACTGGCTGATGATTGATGAAAAGCTGATTCAGGGTGCTGGCGGCGGCGGCAAAGGCGGCGGCGGAAGGGGCAGGACTCCGACCGAGGAGGATGACAGCCTTGTTTCGGAACAATTTGTCAACATTCTTGAGGTGCTTTGTGAAGGCGAAATTGAAGGACTAGATGATGGTGCTAAAAGTATTTTTATAGATGACACGCCAGTTCAAAACAGTGACGGATCTGTAAATTTTGACAATTTTACTGGAACTTTTGCGTTTGGCACGCAAGCGCAGCCGCACATTCCTAATCCTGCAGGTGGCATTCAAAATGAAAGGGCGGTCAATGTTGAGGTAACAAATGCAGCCCCTGTTACACGATCAATCACTGATTCAGATATTGATCGCGTGCGTGTCACAATTACAGTCCCATCGCTTCAATTAGTTGAAGACGATGGCGACATTAAAGGAAACTCAGTTAGCATAAAAATACAGCTGCAATATGACGGCGGTGGATATAACGACGTTCTCAGTGACACGATTAGCGGCAAAAGCAGCAGCCGCTATCAGCGTGACTATCTAGTCAATCTGACTGGCAACTTCCCTGTCGATCTGCGTGTTGTTCGCGTAAGTGCAGACGAAACCAGTTCAAAACGTGCAAGTTCAACATTTTTCAGCAGCTACACAGAGATTCAAGACGAGAAGCTGGCCTATCCAAACACTGCATTAGCTGGCCTGCGTTTTAGCTCAAAGCAGTTCCAAAACATCCCACGGCGGAAATATCTGATTCGTGGCACAAAGGTCAGGATTCCTAGCAACGGCACTGTTGACACCACAACACACCTGGGGCGCATCACTTATTCAGGGTTGTTTGACGGCACGCTGTCTGCGGCGACGTGGACCTCAGATCCTTCCTGGTGCTTATTCGATTTGCTTACGGACACCAGGTACGGCTGTTCCGTGCCTGAATCGTCACTGGACCTCTTCGACTTCTATGAAATCAGCAGATACTGCAACGAGCTTGTTGATGATGGCAAAGGCGGGCAAGAGCCACGCTTCAGCCTCAACCTGCTGCTCAACACCCGTGACGAGGTTTACAACGTCATTCAGCAGCTAACCAGCATTTTTAGGGGCATCAGTTATTACGGCGCCGGCTCACTTGTTCTGCGTCAAGACAAGCCCACTGATTCGCAATATCTGCTCGGCCCTAGCAACGTTGTTGATGGCTTGTTCACTTACAGCGGCACAGCTGAGAAGGCACGGCACACCTGCGCCACGGTGGCTTGGCAGAGTTATGACACTCTTGGTGAGGTTGAATATGAATACGTTGAGGATCACGAGGCCGTTGCAAAGTACGGCATCGTTAATAAGGACGTAAAGGCAATCGGCTGCTACAGCCAAGGCCAAGCGCACAGGCTGGGCAAGTGGTTGCTGACCAGCGAAAGGCTGCTGTCAGAAACAGTTAGCTTTGCTGTTTCTATTGATGCCGGCATTGCTGTTACTCCAGGCATCGTCATCGACATTGCTGATCCCTTGCGTGCTGGCACACGTCGCAGCGGCAGGGTTAGCTCTGCAACGACAACTGTCGTCACGATCGACAGCGACACTGATCTGTCTGTGAATCTTGCATCAAGCCCAACGTTGTCAGTTTTGCTGCCAACAGGCTTGGTTGAGACAAAAACAATCAGCAGCATCTCAGGCACTGCGATCACTGTCAGTGAGGCTTTCAGCCAGGCACCACAGGCGCAAGCGATTTACCTGATCCAAACCAGCGACATTCAATCGCAGCAATATCGCGTGGTGTCTGTTGCTGAGGGTGGCGATGGCACTGTGGGCGTCACTGCTGTTGCCTACAACGAGTCAATTTATGCAGCTGTTGAACAAGACATTGCACTAACAACGCGAGACATCAGCAACCTGAGCACTACGCCAAATGCTCCAGAAAACCTAACCGGCACTGAGTTTCTTTATCAGGAGGGGCAAACGGTCCACACAGGCTTTGATCTGAGCTGGCAGCACGACAGGATCAATGTCAATGAGTTCCGTGTCAAATACAAGCTCGACAACGACAATTTTATTGAGCTGGACACCTCAAATCCGTCTGTAACTCTGCGGAACCTGAAAGCTGGAACTCTTACTGTACAGATCCGTGCCAAAAACTATCTAGGCAAGCAAAGTTCAACAGCATCAGCAACTTTCACGCTTGTCGGCAAGACGGCAGTGCCTGGCGATGTTCAGAACTTGTCGATTGAAGCAATCAGCGCAAATAGTGCTCGCCTGCGCTGGGATCAGACTGTTGACCTTGATGTGAAGGTGAATGGTCTTGTTCACATTAAGCACAGCAATCTGACTGACGGGACAGCGACTTGGCCTAATTCTGTTGACTTAATTCCTGCAGTTGCGGGTAACTCAACTGAGGCGATTGTGCCCTTAGTGGCCGGTGAGATATTTGCCAAATTTGAGGACGACTTAGGCAATAAGAGCACAAACGCCACGAGCGTGATTATGCAGTTCCCAGATACTCTGGGGCGACTTGCGGTCCAGACCCGCAGAGAGGATTTAGACAGCCCACCTTTTCAGGGCACTAAAACCGATTGTTTTTATGACGAGGGCCTAGACGCGCTGATTATCGACGGTGACGAGGACCTTGACGACCAAACGGATTTTGACGACATCAGCTCGTTTGACACCCTCGGTGACATTTTGTCTTCTGCTGAATACCAGTTCGTAAATGCTCTTGATCTCGGCGCACGATTCTCGCTGGACATTCAGCGTCGGTTTGTCACACGGGCATTTTTCCCCAACGACCTGATTGATTCGCGCACAGCAAACGTTGACGATTGGAACGATTTTGATGGCACAGAAGCTGATGCAGTTAATGCCAAGCTTTACTTCAGAAGCACCAACGATGATCCATCAGGCTCACCGACCTACGGCGCATGGCAGGAGTTTATTTCTGGAACGTTTGAGGCCAGAGCATTCCAATTCAAAGCAGAGCTGAACAGCTCCGATATTGCGCAGAACATATTGATTGATGAACTGGGCTATGAAGCGACGTTCCAGCGGCGTCAAGAAAACAGCAACGGCACTATCGCTTCAGGCACCAGCACCAAGAGCGTGACCTTCGACAAGGCGTTCTTCACAG